ATGAATAAAAATCTACACATTCTGGTTTTATCATTTTTTGACGCTGTATCAACCGCCATCATGGGGCTGGTAGTCAATTCAGTCAGCGGTGCAACCCCGCTAACCTAAAGCTAAAATCCCAGAACCCGCAATTGCGGGTTTGATTTGCCCTTTGTGATACAACTTTGATTAGTTATCCTGCTCCAATGGAGGAGCATTTAAAGTTGGTGATATTTTCACCTTCCTGTCATATGTGACAACCTGACTTTCTGTCTTGTGTCCGCTAAACATTTGTTTTTCTTTGCTACTGCCCTCGTAATCAGAAATTGCCTTCGCTTTTATATCGTGAAACGTCCCAGGTATTTTGCGCCCCAGTTTCAACGAAGCCTGTTTCTTTGCATTATTCCACCAAGTATTGAACGTTTTTTTGTTCATTCTTCCACCAGTGGGAGAGGGAATAACGTAACCAGATGGTGATTTGTTCGCAAAGTGTTTGCTCGCTAAGGTGACAGCTGCCTGCAGTCGAGCCGTCCATTGCTTGATCTGCTTTTTTCCAGTCTTGTTTTGCTCGATGAAAATGCCATCTGCGCGCAAGTCTGGAATCTGTAAATCAAATACATCACCCTCACGTGCTGCGCAGAGATAAGAAATCTCCATTGCTACCTGCACTTCCACTCTGGCGCATTCATAGATCGCTAAGTAGTCCTCATCTGGGATGTATACGTCGCGGTCCACGAGTGTGAACTTTCTAATACCCCTGCAGGGATTTCCCCTTACATATCCCCGCTCAAAACCCCAACCAAACACCCGAGACATACTCGACACTTCCTGATTGGCCTGGTTTTTACTGGTTATCCCGCGTTTATCCATATAAATACGGACCTGCTCAATTTTTATATCGTCGGCTTTCATACTTCCAAACACAGCCAGTAACTTTTTCTGATGCTGCTTATAATCAGTCTGGGTTCTGATCGCTAAATCAGTAAAAGCCGGGCTGGCAAGGAACATCCCCCAAAGCCTGGAAAAAGTCATGACGTCGTGGCGCTTTGCCTTTTCCTCCTCATAACGCTGCCAAAGCTTTGACATGCTGGTATCACGAATTTTGCCCAGAGTAACGCTTAGCTTTGTCCCTTTTGGCTTCCAGACGTAGCTATATTTATTTTTGGTAACCCGAGGAGGAAGCTGAGCGTCCTTGGGGTTCTTGCGTGGTCTTCCCATAAATGGCGTCGAAGTTAGGTTCTGTTGCAACATATTCGTCAACCTTTGGTAATTCAGTCGTATTTGGTGCCAGATTTCGACGTAGAACGATTGGCCTGTTTTTTCCATCAGTGGTAAATGGAATACCGTGGCAACGCAGCTGCCGTTGCTGTTCTGTGTAACGCCGATAGCCCGTAATTTCTGCAATTTCCGCTGGTGACAGTGTAAGTTCGTGCATGGCTATCACCTCCGATAACCAGCCAAGGAATATTATCTGGCTGGTGGATTAAACAGTGAAAATTGAAAATCAGTTTGCACGGGTTTGTTATCTCCCTGACCACGTACGGTTACTATTTCTGCATCTACAAGAGCAACACTCAGCGCCAGATTGGCGCGAGCTTCCGTTTTGTGTGTCTGCCAGTGAACTGCATCTGGTTTTCCTGATTTCTGGGTCGCTTTGATAAAATGGAAGAATTCCATATCGGGCCCTTAATTTAGGTTGTAAAATACCCTCAGCTAATGATTGCCGCCTTGGGTAGTGGTCATTGGTCAAAACTCGATTCCGGAAAGCTTTGGTCGGCTGACCGGGTACTTAACCCGCCTTGCGCGGGTTTTGTACTTTTAAGGGCTGGTAGCAGCCATTGGTCATAACTCGATTAAGATTTGAAAATAGGCAGTTGGTCTTCAGCCGGTTTATATGGGTGACACTCTCCTTTAATGTGCTGTTCTTTGGCTGCTGCATCACAGCCAGATTCGCTTAGGTATACACCGAGCATGATGTCTGAGCATTCCCCGGTGAGGGCGCTGACGGTAACGATCAGGGCAAATAACGAACTCATGCTTTTAGCTCTGGATTGCCTTTTTGTGCGAGTAAGTAGCAAAGCTTACGAACCAGCACTTCAAACAGATTTAAGCGTACGGCTTGGCAGCTAGCTTTTTTGCGTGCGAAATCGGTCATATTTCCTCCTTTGATGAATGCCTGTCTTTTAGCCACTTCAGGCTCAGTGGATCCTGTTATTCCCCAACAACAAAGATTCGGGTATTCTGTTTATCCCTTAAAAAACATAAGGCCAACATGATGTCAGAACGCGACCACTTCCATGTACCGAGTAACCAACGACCTCCAGCGCCACCTCAACCGAAGCCAGCTGAATAGAAATATCGACCTTATTCACTAGTGATGCTGACGAATTTTCATGCGCAATCAAACCGTGTGATAAGATTTGTAGAACTGTATATCCCCAACAATACTGGAGTTTTTTATGACTATGCATGGCTATAGCTATGAAGAGCGACATAGTCCCATTTATGAGCGGCCAGCTCCGAAACCGGAGCCTAAGCCCAAAGAAGAAAAGGTTAGGTGAAATAATGACCAGGCACGATATGATCTTTGATATTAATTATTCTTTCTTCCTCGAAAAGATGACCTGTACGATCACAGGAAGGCTAGACAGATTAATCTCAACGTTACTGATGGTGCTTGGTTGCGCGGTTTTTTCACCTTTTAGCGGTATGTTCATCTTTGGCGTGTTTATCGCAGCACTATCAGCGGTGCAATTTATTTACCAATTTGGAAAACAATCAGGCCTTTCAGAAGAGCAGGCAAAAAAATACCTGTCTCTAATGACTGAGGAATCTCAGTTAGATGAAAAGGTGCTGCTAAGTCGTCTTCAAAAGCTTCAGGAAAATGATAGTAACGCTTGGGGTTTATTGAAGTCAGCAGCTTACAAAAGGACTTGTTACAAACTAGGCCTTACTGATTCAACTGAACCGCTGGGACCAATTGAAAAATTGTTTGCTTGGTTTGCTGGAGACCTGCCAAAAACACCAAAGGTAAGAGTTCAATGAATGACAGAGAATTTGTACCAAACCATGCTCCATTAACGCCAAGACCACCGGCGCCAAAGCCAAAAATAGCTTTATTGGTTGATTAACATGAAGCAGAAGTATTCATTTGAGCAACTTCATTATTATGAGCCGGATGTTAACGGCCATGTTCCTTGTTCACCAAGGCCTGCGCCACCACCGCCTCCAAAGCCCGGTTGTCAGGGATACCCAGTTTTTTAAAGAGCTAAGCGTCCTTAAGGGCGCTTTTTTTATGCCTGTAACGCTGGCTGGCGGAACGGTAAATCCTGCTGCGCGTAATTTACTGTCATCTCATCCGGTGTTTCGTATGCCGCCGGCAGCTACTTCGTGGGCGTCCTGCCTAGATGACGTTTTGCTGCTTGATGAGTTTGAAGTTTCACATGACGTGAATAGTTCGTCAATACAAAATGTGAATTTAATTTTTCACATAACGTGGAATTGGCGTGATAGGGACGAAAAAAAACCAGCCGCAAAGCTGGTTTTCATTGAATTAGGAGGGGTTAAGTTGGATCAGATTCTTCATCTGTTGGTTTAAATCTGCCACGAAGATACTTTTCAACGTAGTCATCTATCTCTTTTAGGCGGACTTGGAATAAATCAATCATTCTGTCTTGCTCCGCATCGGGCAGTTGCTTGAATAAACCAAGCATTAGTCGCTGCTTATCGCTTAACCATTTCCCTTCATCCCCGCGGTCACCAAAAAGAAGCTCACTAGGCGTTGTGCCTAACACTTTAGCTAAAGCAATAGCGTCATCCGCCCCAACATTCCTTGAGCCTGACTCATAATTTGCAAGACGTGACGCTCCAGACCAACCGCATGATTTAGCTACCTGGCCTTGGCTTAAACCCTTTTGAATGCGCAGCGCTTTTATGCGCTCGCCGATCTGTTCTGCGATTGTCTTCATCTTCTGATGTTATCACGGAAAGTGAATATCATTCGATTCACGTTTTGTATTGACAGTTATTTCACAATATGTGAATAATGCGGTCATCTTAAAGGAGAGCCGAATGAATCTGATTTCTAACTACCGGAAGCAAGCCAACATTTCCCAACTTGCTCTAGCACAACATATTGGCTGGAATCAGCCGCGCTTGGCTAACTATGAGTCAAATCTGAGAACACCAAGTTTGGAGGATTCTCGTCGAATTGTATCTTCACTGAATTCACTAGGAGTCCGCTGTTCATTAGATGATGTCTTCCCACCACTAAGCGAAGTCAAGGAGTGAATATGCAAACAATCACTTACAACCATCTTAGACACAATATCCAAGGCACTGTGAAATCAGAAAATCAGATTAAGCCTCTTCGACGAGACAGCATTCGCCACCGTGCTGTTTTTGCTGCCGTTCGTGAATGGGAGTCTGAATTACCCGGCCAGGCTCAGGAAAAGATCGCGCAGCTGGTGGCCGAGGAGTGGGCGAGGGATGGGGGAAGAGGTATCGCGGTTAACAAACAGAATTTATTCCGGTATCTGAAAAATGAAGGTGGCTCGGAGAAATACACCGCTTACGTCATGCAGCTATCGGGGGCAATCGTCGCTGCTATGCCCATCGAGATCGCTAGGAAGCATGGACTCAGTAACGCCAGAACGGAAGCCGAGCTGGTGGCGAGCGCGATCAAAGAATGCAGTGAGGCGCATCAGGCGAAGTTGCTGGGCGCACCGCTGCAAAAGCTTGAGAAGGAGATCCGGGAAGCAGCAATCGCTTTATTCAACATGTTACCTGCTGACGCGGCGGGACCACTACTAGCTAGCATCAGCGCCGTAGCGCCGCAATTTTTTTAATCGAGTTTTGACCAATGACCACCAGCGATGCTGGTTAAAAAGAGGTTTTTGATGGCCCGCATCAGAACAGTTAAACCTGAATTCTGGACAGATGAGAAGGTGGTGGAATGTTCAATTCCAGCACGCTTACTGTTTATCGGGTTGTTTAACTTCGCAAACGATATGGGGTGTCTTGAGCGTTCACCTAAACGCCTCAAGATGCAAATATTCCCGGCTGACATGATTGATTGTGAACCGCTGCTTATAGAACTGATAACTCATGGACTACTCAGTGAGTATTCAGTGAGTGGTGTTAATTACCTCCAAATAAAAGGATTTCTTAAGCATCAGAAAATCAATCGCCCGTCGGCCACAAAAATACCGCTTCCTCCTGAATTCACTGAATCGGGCAAGGATGTCGGGGGTAATTCAAACACCAATCATCGAGGCCTCAGTGAAGACTCAGTGAAGACTCATGGAGAGGTCAATGATCCTTCACTGACGGATACGGATACGGATACGGAAGGGAAAGTAATAAACCCCTCTCTTAGCGCAGGACATACAGAAATCCCCGGTGGGGTAGCTCCACCACCAGAGCCAACTGCCCCACGTTACTTGGAAGGCATGAATGAACCGATCGGTAAATTCACAATGTCAGGCTCCTGGTTGCCGGCCAGAGAGTTTCGACAGCGCGCGGCTATGTGGGGGATCGCTTTGCCTGATCCTGATTATCTCGTTACCGAGCTCGCAGAGTTCACGTCGTACTGGATGTCTGAGGGGAAGGTCTTTACTCAGGTGCAGTGGGAGCAGAAATTTGCGAGGCATGTACAGCGTGTGAGAACGAACCAAAAACCACAGACCGGAGGAAAGCAAAATGCGGCAGTTCAATCAGAACCAACAGCATCCCGAGCTGTACAGCAAATTCAGTCCGCACACGCAGAGTGGCGACGCCGGAACGGACTTGATGGCGACGGAGACAGCGTGGCGGTTATGGCAGGTGATGGGGGAAATCTTCTCAAACCGCTGGACGCAGAAGAACGGGGCAGAGCCTACGGCCCTCTGGATAGCTCAGATAGGTTCGATGACTGAGGCGCAGATCAAACTGGTCTGTCAGCAATGCATGGAGCGCTGCGCATTAGGTAATACCTGGCCCCCCGATCTCGCTGAGTTTGTTTCGCTGGTTTCAGAGAGTGGAGCTAATCCCTTCGGGCTGACATCTGAACGGGTCATGACGGAGTATCGTCGCTGGCGTAACGAGTCTTATCGTTTTTCGGGGAGTGACAAATATCCGTGGGCGCAGCCTGTGCTGTATCACATCTGCATCGAAATGCGCAGAACTGGCGTTGAGCGCCAGATGACTGAGGGGGAACTTAAAAAACTGGCTGAAAAGCTGTTAACCAAATGGGCGAAGCACGTAAGCAACGGGCTGTCAGTGCCACCAATTCGTCGCCAGCTTGCTGCACCGCAGCATCCGGCAGGGCCAACTCCGGCACAGCTGCTGATGGAAGAGTACAAGCGCCGCAAAGCGGCAGGTTTAACCAATTAATCGAGTATTGACCAATGACCAAATCCTTAACCCAAAAAGAGCAGGTGGCAGTTTTTGTACGCTACCAACCGAACTGTGCAGTTGGCGACGTTTCCGAGGCGCTTGATATGCATGGCGCTACAGCTGGGAAGTTACTGAGAGAGTTAAGTGACGAAGGGATATTAAACCGGACACGTAACAGCGTTCAGTTTACTTATTCGGCTGCCTCTGATGCGGAAATTCCTGAGGTGGTACTTCCGTGCATGGTTGAAAAAAGCGATCCAGTCAGGATGCAAGCTGCCGAGAAAAAAGCGAAGGAGCTTGAGGAGAAGGGCCTGTGGCGACGTGCTGCAGCTGTATATGCGGATATGTTTGGGATCGCAGGGAGTTCTGTTGAGGTTGCCCGTATTGCTAAGCGTCGCAAAGACTGCCTGCGCCAGGCGGGGAGGGCATAACCGATGCCGAGACCTAAAACACAAAGTGAGCGGGCTCAAATCATCACGAGGATCATCGAGTTGGTGAAGGAGCATGGACGCATCACGACAAATGACGTCGTTGCGATGTTCGATCTGCATCGCACGACTGCGGAGAAATACATCCGTACAGCCGTTCAGCGTGGAGAACTTATCCGTTATGGCCGGTGCGGCATTTTCCGTGATCAGCGTGCTGTTATCGACTTTGACCTGAAACGCTTTTCACACAGCAAGGTGGCATCATGATCGAACCGCAACTGAGCTATGCAACAAAACAGATCATTGAACTGGAGAGTCTTCTATTGGTGAACGTACCTGAAACAGTCTGGCCTGCAGAAGTGGGTATGGTCTTCAGCCAGATTGAAAACGTCGGGGATCTCCCGGCGCACCACCAGCGCCGTCTGCAGCATCACATCAACCGTATGTGGCTTGAGAGAATGCCAGTACCGTCAATTATCGTTGCTGCCCGTTCGCTGGCCGCCGCCATGGAGGATTATGCATGAGAGAGATTATTGTCGATAACTTTGCCGGCGGTGGCGGGGCGAGCACTGGTATTGAAATGGCTATCGGGCGCAGTGTGGACATTGCCATCAATCATGACCCGAACGCCGTTGCAATGCACACCACCAACCACCCGGACACGCTGCATTATTGTGAATCGGTTTACGACGTCAGGCCGAAAGTTGCGACCGCTGGCCGCCCTGTAGGGCTCGCCTGGTTCTCTCCAGACTGCCGACACTTTTCGAAAGCCAAAGGCGCTAAGCCAGTCGAGAAAGCTATTCGCGGTCTGGCGTGGATCGTCATTCGCTGGGCGCTGGATGTACGCCCACGCGTGATGATGCTCGAGAACGTGGAGGAGTTTAAAACGTGGGGGCCGCTGCTAGTCGGGTAAATGCGTCCAGACCCGGATCGCGCAGGGGAGACATTCCATGCATTCGTTGACATGCTTAGCACTGGTGTTCCCGCGGATCATCCTGCGCTGATGGAGTGCTGCGAGTTCTTACAGTTGTCACCGGGTAGCGAGCAGGTGCAGCAGCTGGTGGCCGGGCTCGGTTATGACGTGGACCATCGCGAACTGCGCGCGTGCGATTATGGCGCGCCCACTATCAGGAAACGCTTTTTCATGGTGATGCGCCGGGACGGGCAGCCGATTGCCTGGCCTGATATCACCCACGCGGATCCGAAATCTCCGGCGGTACAGGCAGGCAAAATGAATCCATGGCGCACCGCGGCAGAGTGTATCGACTGGTCCATCGGAGCACCTTCCATTTTCGGGCGCAAGAAGTCACTGGCAGAGAACACACTTAAACGAATCGCTCGCGGTATCCAGCGCTTTGTTTTGGACAATCCGACGCCATTTATCGTTAAGTGCAACCACACGAGCACCCGTTCTGGCTATGACTGTTTCAGGGGGCAGAGTCTGGGCGAACCTTTGCAGACCATCACAAAAAAACACGGCTACGCAATCGCAATACCGCACCTGACTAAGTTCCGCACGGGTGCCACCGGGCAGGAAGTCACTGAACCGGTACCGACGATTACCGCAGGTACATCTAAGCGTCCGGGCGGTAACGGGCATGCACTGGGTATGGTTGAGGCGGCGTTGGCGCCATACATTGCCCGCCAGTTCGGCGCCAGTGTCGGACATGGTGCTGGCGAGCCAAGCGCGACTATTACGGCTGGTGGGGGCGGTAAATCGCAGTTGGTGATGCCTACGATCATTCAGATGGGCTATGGCGAACGCCCTGGGCAGGAGCCTCGCGTACCAGGTCTGCATAAGCCACTGGGCACAGTCGTCGCCGGTGGTGGCAAGTTCGGGCTGGTGGCCGCGAATCTGGTGAAGCACTATGGCGGGAATTACCAGGGGGCCGGGGTGGGTATGGACGAGCCGATGCATTCGGTGACAACTGTTGATCACCATGCAGTTGTCGCTGCGCACCTGATGGTCAATAACACTGGCCATCCGGGCGGGGAAGTGGGGCAGCCTACGCATACCATCACCACGGGAAATCACCATGCCGCGGTTACTTCTCACCTGGTGAAGTTTCGCGGCACATGCCGGGACGGACAGCGCACGGATGCCCCGATGCCAACCATTACCGCTGGCGGTACACACGTTGGCGAGGTGAATACCACGCTTGCTGTCGATGGTTATGACGAAGAGCGTGCCCAACTTGTACTCGAGTTCCTGAGGAAGTATTGCGGCGAGGAGTCCGATGGGTTGGTGACGGTGGATGGCGTGCTTTATCGCATCGTTGATATTGGTATGCGCATGCTCCAGCCTCACGAGCTATACAGGGCGCAGGGGTTCCCGGACTGGTACATCATCGATCGAGACTATCGCGGCGTGAAATATGCGAAGGATAAGCAGGTGGCACGATGTGGCAATGCGGTACCACCCTCATTCGCTGAGGCTCTGGTACGGGCAAATCTACCAGAATTGTGTGTATCACAGATTGTTGCGGCATGACCATATTAATCAGCAAAAAGTTATTGACTAAAACATAACTCCAGTCACACTTGGATTGCCGTCGGAGTTGAACGCCCGGCGGTAAGACCTCTGCATCTAATTGGGAAATTAGATGCATAATCTATACAGAATTATAGTTTTAATCGCTTTTAGTTCAGCATTGTTAACTTTCCTCGTGCTTTTCATTCTTCTGGCACATGGTGAAGTTGAGCTCAATGGCAAGGCTATAGGCGCGCTAACTTACGTAATGGGACAACTAATCCGGTTAATGGCAGTTGTCATCAAGCAATTAGATGGTCCAAAGCGAAGTTAAGACTGAAAAACCTCCGTCACAGGAGGTTTTTTTTTACTTCAAAAGCACCTAGCTCATCAACCTAAACGCCACCAAATTTCATGTGTTTTCGGCCATATATCTGTACCAGCCATTTTAGCTATTTCGGTTTAACAATTCGTGCTCTTAAATTATTGCAATGTAGAGCATTGGGGTTAATAATGGCACTGTATAAACATACAGTGAATAGTGAGGAGGGATTCATGAAGGTTGAGTTAACTATTGATCGCACTAAAAAACTTCCTGATGGAGCATTGCCAGCTTTAGAGAAAGAACTGTTGAAGAGACTCGGTGACCGCTTTGATGAGTGTAATTTACATATCAAGCGCGCAAGCGCAGATAGCCTCACGGTTTTCGGTGCCGATAAAGACGATAAAAAGACTGTTGAGCAGATCCTTCAAGAGACATGGGAAAGCGCAGACGATTGGTTCTACTGATCGGAAATGCATTAACTTTTCCTGATTCACGAAGGGGGAATCGGTGGTGGTGAAAAAAGAAGAATTACCAAAAAAGGGTTATGCGGTCATCAGATGTCACGATGGGGTTATCGTTGCACGACTGCGCTCATTTCCTGAATGTGAGCGTGCTTTGATGTACAGGCGGGGCGATGAAGTATCGTTCATGCCGCTACAGGAGGATGAGATTGTAGGTACACCGACACTCTTTACGCAGATGCTCGAGCGGGCTGGTTATCGCGTTTCGCAGAATTCTGTTACACTCCCGTCATAGGCCTGAACACCCTATACCTGCTGCGCCACTGGAGAAATACCATGGCGCAAACACCAAACCAGAATAAATTCCTACTGACCCTTCAAAGGGCCAGCGATTTTCTTTTGATGTCATTCCTGCAGGGGGTGGCATGAAGAAAAGCTGGTTCACTCACACCGGACTGACAACCGAAGAAGCCAATGAGCTGGTAGCGCGCTATCAGTCTAAAGGCGTACCAGTAGAGAAGAGCCTCGATATTGATCCTCGTCTTTGGATAGTCAGCGCATTACTCCCGCAGCAAAAATCCTCACCTAAGACAGCGCAAAGCATGCGTTCCCGGGCATGGGGGTGATCGTGACAGTCTACAACATCCTCCCAATGGGGAAGCCACGGATGACGCGTGCAGACAAATGGAAGAAGCGCCCTGAAGTTATGCGTTACCGGGCCTTCTGCGATCACGTCCGGCTCATGGGCATCTGCATGCCTGAATCAAATTCACACGTTACCTTCGTTCTTCCGATGCCGAAGAGCTGGAGCAAAAAGAAGCGCGCTGAGATGAACGGGCAGCCCCATCAGGGCAAACCCGATCTCGATAATCTGCTGAAGTCTTTGATGGATGCGCTCTTCGAAGACGACACGCATATCTGGGATTCAAGGATAACGAAGCTCTGGGGCGAGAACGGGCAAATCATTATCAGGGAGAGCGAGTAATGCGTGCGCTTCTTCAACCTGTGATTGCGAGAGAGCTTGGTGTCGTGCTGTTGAAGCCTGGCAGAGAGCTGATGGAGTTATTCACCGCAGGTAGAATCCTAATCGAGCGCCAGCCAGAAAGTATGGCCGGGTATCAAACCGGTCGTGTTTCGGATGCGCGGCAGCCACTGGCTGAAAACGAGCAGTTGCGAAGCTTCTTTTTGAATGAAAAGGTTCTGACTGCAGCTGGTGGTCTAAGCGGGCTTGATTACTGGTTGCTGAATTACGGCGGCGGATATTGCCAGTACGCACACAGTGATTACCACTATCACGAACTAACCATCATGCACCACGAGCCTGGGTCCATCCTGCTTTGTGGCTATTGCGACAACCAGCTGCGAGAGCAGCATACCGAGGCGCTGGCAGAACTGGCACGCAGAAACGTCATTGCCTTTGTTCTGGATTCTATTCGTATGTCTCTCGGTATCGACAAAAGTCGCGAGATTTCCCTCGCTGAACTCAGCTGGTGGGCTGTTCGTAAGACAGTAACGAATGCTTTACCGGAATGTTGCGCTCGGGAAGTACTTAGATTGCCGGAAGAAAGCAGGAGCGGTCGCGAAAGTGATATTACGCCTTCAGTACCGGCCACCAGCATCCTTGGCGAATTAGTTTCAGCCGCTGACCTGCCTGATACGCAAACAGAACCGCTGGTGGGCTTGAAAGTGGATCCGGCGCCGCCTCAGTCTTTCATGCGTCGCCCAAAGCGCCTGCGCTGGGAAAATCGCGATTATCTGAATTGGGTTAAAACACAGCCCTGCGAATGCTGCCAGCAGCAATCAGACGACCCGCACCACCTAATCGGATGGGGGCAGGGTGGCATGGCAACGAAAGCGCACGACATTTTCTCCATTCCACTTTGCCGAAAACATCATACCGAACTTCATAACGACCGCCTGGCATTCGAGCGCAAATATGGCTCACAGCTGGAAATGATCATTAAAGTGCTGGACCGGGCCTACGCGCTCGGCGTTCTGGCGTAAGGAGCGAACAGGATGACACCACGTCAACGCCGTAATCATATTGAAGCGCTGGGTAAAGCAGCGACTGCACCGCGTAAAAGCTGGTTGGGTAAGAGCATGCTGCTGACAAGTATTCAGGCTGCCTGGATTAAGTCATTGCTGACAACATGGGGAGAGGGTGTAAGCGGTGGAACAGCCCCACGTTTACCCCGCGCGCACGCCTGCTGGGATGTCCTAAAAGGAGGGCGATGGTCAGATAAGGCATTGTCTCGCTTTACAGCAGCACTCGAACAAGCTCGGGGCGAAGGATTCAGGGGGCCGCAGGCGCTTAATCGTGCCCACGCTATCCTGTGGCCACAGCCAGCCACCAGCATAATTGATGAAGCCATGCACGCTGAAGACGTTGATTTTGTCGAGCAGTCAGTGCTTCAGGCGCTTGATGTAAATGATCCAGTTTATATCGTCAGTCTACAGTATTACACCACGCGCAAAAAAATCTCTGACATTACGCGGGAGTTACAGTCGATTGCGCCGTGGCTAACGGATTGGGAGGCCAGAAAACGTGTTCGCTGGTGCCTGGAAATTTTCAGGGCGAAGGTTTTTTTATCTACGAGGCAACTCTTAGCTGAGCAGAGCTGAATTACCTGACCTTTAGCTTTTAGTGCTTTATTTCTATTTTGATATTGAAAACGAGCCAGGAATTTAGATAATTCATTCATGCTTGGCAGAGCTGCGCCGCGATGGCAGCGAACTAAAGCGACAATTTGAACATAATGAGAGCCCCGCCAGTCGGGGCTTTTGCTTTACGGCGATACGACAGGGGTATTCGCGAGGTGCATTGCATCAATACCCCTGTCATATCGTCGTTTTTTTCTAATCAAACCGCTTCAGGCCATATAAAGACCTTTCCCGTCTCAAACCTGCATTAATGACTTGCTGTGGGTGGCAAGCAGAGTTATCTGTATGTCACACCATCAAAACAGGTAAAAGACATGCAAAATCAGTCTTATATGACAGCAGAAGCAAAGGCGGTATTAAACGAACTAAGCACCACACCAGCCACTGCAGGTGAAATTGCAGAGAATACGCATCTGAGTTTGGCGCGCTGCCAGTTCATACTCACGCAGCTGGTGATGGCGAAGTTTTCGATATACCAATTCGGATGTTACAAGCGCCTCCAGTGATGGGGGCTTTTTTTTGTGAAATGGGCGGCTGGTGGGTGTTGTAGCACCCGGCCAGCCATTTGCTCATGTAGAAGGTCACAAGCGAACCAAGGCCCACCGCTTTAGCGCTAAAGCACAGTGAGCCTACCAGAGACCCGCTTACTGATCTATGAAAAATACTGTAAAAATATCCAGTGCTCAATTAGTAAACACCGATTGCCTTCAGTATCTTGCGCAACTTCCTGATGACTCAATAGACCTCATTGTTACAGACCCGCCTTATTTCAAGGTGAAGCCGAATGGCTGGGATAACCAGTGGAACGGCGACACCGATTATCTTCGCTGGCTTGATATGTGTCTTGCCCAGTTCTGGCGAGTCCTCAAGCCTGCCGGCAGCCTGTATTTGTTCTCAGGTCACCGACTTGCATCGGACATTGAGATCATGATGCGTGAACGATTCAACGTCATGAACCACATTATCTGGGCGAAACCCTCGGGGCGCTGGAATGGATGCAATAAGGAGAGCCTGCGCTCTTACTTCCCGGCGACGGAGCGCATCCTTTTCGCTGAGCATTATCAGGGGCCATATAAGCCGAAAAGCGACGGATTCAGTGAGAAAAGCAACGAGGTTAAACAACATGTTATGGCCCCGTTAATTTCTTACTTCCGTGATGCAAGAGCTGCGCTGGGGGTAACGTCCAGACAAATCGCGGACGCCACTGGAAAGAAAAACATGGTGTCCCACTGGTTCGGGGCCAGTCAGTGGCAACTACCGAACGAGCAGGATTACGAAAAACTTCAGGAGCTATTCACACAGATAGCTATTGAAAAATACCGCGCCTCTGAACTCAAAGCACCGCATCACCAGCTGGTGGCCACGTGGCATTCGTTGAACCGGAAATATCTTGAGCTGCTGGAAGAGTACAAATCTCTTCGACGGCATTTCTCTGTGACAGTAGCCGTGCCCTATACAGACGTCTGGACACATAAACCCGTGCAGTTCTATCCAGGTAAACACCCTTGCGAAAAGCCCGCTGAAATGTTGCGGCAGATCATCAACGCCAGCAGCAGGCCCGGCGATGTGGTTGCCGATTTCTTTATGGGCTCGGGAACAACTGTTAAAGCAGCGATTGAACTGGGTCGCCAGGCTATCGGCGTAGAACTGGAAGAGGAACGATTCGACCAGACGGTAAGTGAGGTAAGGCAGCTGGCAGGGGAATAAAAGTTAGGGTCGCTGATGCGGCCCTTTTTATTACCTCAACAGGACACCCGCAACGTAGCGAGGTGAGAGCATGTATCGAATGGAAAAAATCACGACGGGTATTGCATACGGAGCATCTGGTGGGGGGACCGGTTACTGGCTGCTTCAGCTCCTCGATAAAGTCTCCCCATCACAATGGGCGGCCATTGGTGTGTTAGGTAGCCTCATGTTTGGTTTGCTGACGTGGTTGACGAGTCTGTACTTCCAAATCAAAGCGGATCGCCGCAAAGCTGCGCGAGGTGAATGATGTCGAATAAATCAAAGCTTAGCGCAGCAGTGCTCGCGCTAATCGCGTCCGGAGCAACTGCGCCATTTATTTTCGACCAGTTCATCAGTGAGAAAGAAGGCAATGCGCTGGTGGCCGTTGTTGATCCGGGCGGGGTCTGGTCTTTATGTCACGGCGTGACAGTCATTGATGGCAGGCGTGTAGTTAAAGGCATGACGGCTACTGAAGAACAATGCCGCAAGCTTAACGCTACTGAACGTGATAAGGCGTTAGCCTGGGTTGATCGCAATATCAAAGTGCCTCTGACAGAGCCGCAGAAGGTAGGTATCGCATCTTTCTGCCCGTACAACATTGGCCCCGGTAAATGTTTCCCTTCGACCTTCTATAAGCGCATCAACGACGGTGACCGCATCGGTGCATGTGCAGCAATCCGCTGGTGGATTAAAGACGGTGGCCGTGATTGCCGACTAACCAAAGGCCAGAAGAATGGCTGCTATGGCCAGGTTGAGCGGCGAGACCAGGAAAGCGCGCTGGCATGCTGGGGGCTGGACCAATGAAGATTAATCTGGGTCTTATCGTCGTGGTCGTTATTGCTGGCCTGTCAATCGCACTCGTTAAAAGTTGTTCATACGCCAGCAGTGTACAGAGTGACAACGACGTTCTGCGAAATGACAACGCTTTGCAGGGTGAGGTGATCGCCACTCAGGCTTTCAACTTCAACCGGTTTAACCAGGTGGCTGAACACGCCAGCAGCCTTAACTCACTGATTGATGCTAGCTCCGATAAAACTGTTATCGAATACCGGGAGATTCTCCGCCGTGAAAAAACCTGTGATCTGCCTGTTCCTGCTGACATTGCTGGTGGGCTGCTCGAATACGCGCACCGTTTACGTGCCAGCGCAATGCACGCCGATACCAGTAGACCTGATGCAGCCGATGATCGTGCCGTTGCCACCAACTCTATGACGTACTGCCAGGCTGTTCTCTGGATTAAGCCGCTTTTGGCCGTCATTGATAAGGGTAATAACAACTTTGCTGGCATCCGGCAAATCGAACTAGAGAGGAAGTGATATCTCTTCTCATTTTAAAAGGTACTCCTGGCGATTATGAACACCGTGGGGGCCAGTACGCGCGGAAAAAGCCAAATTTTTGCATTTTTATCGACCATCACCACCACTTCAATTTATTGAAACATCAGAATTAAATTTTCCCTGGTGTCGATTTTGTTTGTTTTTTGTTCACCACTGGAGCTTTCCATGGATCATGAATTAAAGCGTCTTCAACTTAATGTCAGTCAGCTGGCAGCATTGTCCGGCGTTCATCGCCAGACCGTGTCCGCCAGGCTGAAGAATGTCCGTCCTGCGGGTGGAAACGAAAGCAACCTGAAGTTGTATGGCCTGACCGATGTATTGGCTGAGCTGATGAAAATGCCTGCTCCGGTAGCTGAAGGGGAAATGGAGCCTCAGGATCGAAAAGCCTGGTACCAGTCCGAACGTGAAAGGCTGAAGTTTGAGCAGGAAGTAGGAGAGTTAATCCCTGCTTCAGATGTTGCCAGAGAGTTTGCCGAAATGGCGAAGGCCATGATTCAGGTACTTGAAACGTTGCCGGATATTCTTGAGCGTGACTGTGCGCTTGCTCCCGCTGCGGTCTCCCGCGTTCAGTCAATTATTGACGATCTTCGGGATGAAATAGCCAGAAGGGTCATGGATGACGAAGAGAAAGCAGAGGAGGACATCCCGGAGGAGGAATAATGTCGGCACTGGCGACCGCCCTCACATTAAAACGTGACACCGGACAACTGATTAAAGCCCCGCGCAGAATGCCTGTATCTGTGGCGGTAGCGAAATATATGCGTGTCCCCACCTCCGGAGGTAATTCCGTCCCCTGGGATCCGATGGTTGCTCCTTATGTCATGGAACCTATGGACTGCCTGGCATCCCGTGAATACGACGCCGTGATATTCGTCGGACCTGCCCGAACGGGAAAAACAAATGGTCTGATTGACGGGTGGGTGGTTTACAACATCGTCTGTGATCCGTCGGATATGCTGTTGGTGCAAATGACACAGGATAAGGCGCAGGAGCATTCAAAAAAGCGTCTTGCCCGAACATTTCGCTGCAGCCCGGAGGTTAGAAAAAACCTGAGCCCCCGGCGTAATGACAACAACGTTCACGATAAATATTTCCTTTCAGGTAGCTTCCTGAAAATTGGCTGGCCATCCATCAATGTCATGTCGTCATCAGATTTTAAGTGTGTGGCACTAACGGATTATGATCGCTTCCCTGAAGATATCGACGGGGAAGGTGATGGCTTTTCCCTGGCCTCCAAACGTACAACCACCTTCATGTCCGCCGGTATGACCCTGGTAGAGAGTTCTCCGGGGCGCGACATTCGTGACAGTAAATGGCGCCGCAAGTCTCGTCATGAAGCGCCACCGACAACCGGTATTCTTTCCCTGTACAACCGCGGCGATCGTCGTCGGTGGTACTGGCCGTGCCCGCATTGTGGTGAATATTTTCAGCCCACGATGGAGGCGATGACTGGCTACCGCGATGAAGCGGATCCGGTAAAAGCCAGTGAGTCGGCGCATCTGCTTTGCCCGCACTGCAGCAGCATTATCACCGCCGACCAAAAGCGCGAGCTTAACGGGGTGGGAGTCTGGTTGCGTGAAGGTCAGAGTATTAACCGCGACGGCAATATCTCCGGTGAGCCACGGCGTTCGCGTATAGCGTCGTTCTGGATGGAAGGGCCCGCAGCTGCGTACCAGACCTGGGCGCAGCTGGTGTACAAACTACTGACTGCTGAGCAGGAGTATGAAGCCACCGGCAGTGAAGAAACCCTGAAGGCGGTGATCAACACCGACTGGGGTCTGCCGTATCTGCCGCGCTCGGCCAGCGAACAGCGGCGCGCCGATGCTCTGATGTTGCGCGCGGAGGATTACGGTAAACGGCTGGTTCCGCCAAAAGTGCGTTTCCTGCTGGCGGCCGTGGACGTCCAGGGCGGCAAAAAGCGCCGTTTCGTCGTGCAGATTATCGGTTATGGCGAAAATGGTGAACGTTGGCTGGTGGATCGCTACAACATCCGCCAGTCGCTGCGCTGCAATGAGCATGGCGAGGCGGAGCCGATTCACCCCGGCGCGTATCCGGAGGACTGGCTGCTGCTTGTCTCCGATGTGCTGGAAAAAACGTATGCGCTTCAGGCTGATCCGACACGGCGTATGCCGGTGCTGGCCATGGCCGTCGACAGCGGCGGTGAAGAGGGTGTAACCGACAACGCCTATAAATTCTGGCGACAGTGTCGCCGTGACGGCCTGGGTAAACGTGTTTACCTGGTCAAGGGCGACAGCACAAAGCGTCAGAAAATCATCACCAAAACCCACCCGAATAATACCGAACGCAGCGACCGTCGCGCCGACGCGCGCGGCGAAGTGCCGGTGTATCTGCTGCAGACCGACCTGCTTAAGGATCAGCTCAGTAACAACTTGGATCGTGAGACCCCCGGCGCGGGATTCATTCATTTTCCTGGCTGGCTGGGGGAGTGGTTTTACGAGGAGCTGACCTACGAAGAGCGCGGGGCGGACGGCAAATGGCGCAAGCCTGGCAAGGGTGCCAACGAAGCCTTTGACCTGTTCTGCTATGCGCACGCCGTGGCGGTTCTGCGCGGGTACGAAAAAATTCGCGACTGGGAAAAACCTCCTGCATGGGCTGAGCCGCAGGATCTCAATCCAAATATTCATGAAGGGGAACGCCCCCGGGAGATAATCGTGAAAAAATCCAAACCTGTTCAGTCGCCTGTCCAGGCTGAACCCGAAAAGGGCACCGACCTGTCCGGCAGCTGGCTGGGATCTTCCGGTAAAGGAGGCTGGCTGTGACGAAAGACGATATCTGGAGAACGCTGTTGATGGTGCGTCAGGCCTACCAGGATTCACTGGACGGCAAGAGTATCTCCTTTACAGGCGTAAACGGTCGCGCCATTACCAACCACGACCCGAAAGCCTTGCGCGACGAACTCGAATACTGGGAGCGTCGCTGGCGCGCGGTCAACAGCCGTGGTGGATCGTACAAACTCGCTAACTTTCTGTAAGGCGTTCTATGGGCATTCTTGAAAGAACACTGAGGGCAATTTCCCCCGGGTGGGCCGCGGCACGCGAGCGGGATCGTCTCCGGCTTAATGCGTATGAAGCGGCAAACCCGTCACGGCTGCACAAGGCGAAAAAACAAAGCCAGTCAGCGGACACCTCGGTATTTGCAGCAGGCCAGTCCCTGCGGGAACAGGCCCGCTGGCTCGATGAAAACCATGACCTCGTGATCGGCCTGTTCGACAAAATGGAAGACCGGGTAATTGGTGCCCACGGCATCCATGTTGAGCCCCAGCCCCTCGATCTGGAGGGCAATCTCCATTCCGATTTTGCCGGGCAGCTTTCGGCACTCTGGGCGGAATGGTCCGTGCGTCCGGAAGTGACCGGCATGTTTACCCGCCCGGAAGCCGAGCGCCTGCTGTTGCGTTCTGCGCTGCGTGACGGGGAAGTGTTCACGCAGCTGGTCAGGGGGAATGTGCCGGGCCTGCAGCATGCCACCTCCGTACCGTTCTCGCTGGAAATGCTGGAGGCGGATTTTGTGCCGTTCAACCTGAACAGCACCGCCGGCCAGCAGGTTCGGCAGGGCATCATCGTGAACGACTGGGGCCGCCCTGTCGGGTACCGGGTTTACAAATACCACCCGGCGAACATGACGCGGTTCAGCGCCGAACTCAAAACCGTCTCAGCTGACAACATGCTTCACCTGGCACAGCGCAAGCGACTGCACCAGCTGCGGGGTATCAGCCTGATCCACGGGGTCATTACCCGTCTGTCAGACATCAAGGATTACGAAGAGAGCGAGCGCGTGGCCGCCCGTATTGCCGCTGCGCTGGGGTTCTATATCAAGCGTGGCGATGCGCAGTCCCTTGGCGATGAAAGTGAGTTTTCAGCGCCCGGTGGTCAGCGTCACTACGATATCGCGCCGGGCATGATTTACGACGAACTCCGACCCGGCGAAGACCTGGGCATGGTGGAGTCAAACCGCCCGAATGTTCATCTCTACGAATTCCGAAACGGGCAGATGCGGGCTGTGGCCGCCGGTACGCGCGGCAGCTATTCCAGCATTGCCCGGGACTATAACGGTACCTACAGCTCCCAGCGTCAGGAGCTGGTGGAGAGCTTCGAAGGGTACAACGTCCTGCAACAGTGGTTTGTCGGCCAGCACAGCCGGCCTGTTTACCGCGCATGGCTGGCGATGGCGTTGCTGAGCGGCGTTGAAGTCCCGTCGGATGTGGATCCGAATTCTCTCTATAACGCGCTTTATCTCGGGCCGGTGATGCCTTGGATTGATCCGGGTAAAGAGGCGAACGCCTGGAAAGCCATTGTGCGTGGCGGTGCCGGTACTGAAGCGGAATGGGCGCGGGCCCGGGGGAAAAATCCTCAGGAGGTTAAGCGCCAGCGACTGCGTGAAACTGAATTTAACCGTAAACACGGGCTGGTGTTTGATTCCGACGCCGCCAATGACAAAGGAGCGATGCCAGATGCAACGGCAGAAACAAACGATAAGCGGCGCGAGCCGGACGATGATGATTAACCCCCGCGCCAGCCTGGCGGGTGTCGATGCGGCAAACGGTCAGTGCTGGTACGAGATCCGCGCGCTGGCCGCCGGGCGTGTTGAAATTTACCTCTACGACGTGATTGGCGGCTGGGGCATCACTGCTCAGCAGTTCGTGACTGACTGTCGGGAAGCCGGAGTGTTTGAGGCCAGCGCCGTAGACCTGCATATTCACAGCCCAGGCGGTGATGTAATGCAGGGTTTTGCCATCTTTAACACCCTGTCACGCCTGAAAGCGAAGCTGGATATCTGGGTGGACGGCGTGGCGGCCAGCATGGCGTCGATGATTGTCTGTCTGCCCGGTGCCACGGTGCACATGCCGGAAAACGCCTGGATCATGGTCCACAAACCATGGGGCGGCATCGCCGGGGATTCTGACGACATGCGCGATTACGCCGCCTGGCTTGATCGTAACGAAGCCCTGATGCTCAGCGCCTACATGAACAAAACCGGACTGGGGCAGGAGGAGCTGGAAGCGATGCTGAAAGCGGAGACCTGGCTTAACGGTGCCGAGGCGGTGGAAAAAGGTTTCGCCGACACGGTCGAACCTGAACTGCAGGCCGCGGCCTGTGTGAATGAAAATAAACTGAAGGATTACCAGAACATGCCAGAACAGATTAAATCCCTTTTTGCGCCGCGCGCCGAAGCTCCGGTGAATCAGCCACAGCAACCTGCTCCGGTACAGGCAAACCTTAACCCGCCAGCACCACAACAGCCCGCGCCGCAGATGACAAACATCGATATCACCGCGCTGGCCCAGCAGTTGCAGCAGCAGATGCAGACGGCAAACGCGGAGCGCGTGAATTCCGTCTCAGCCGTGTTTGAGGCATTCCCGGCCTTCGCGACGCTGAAGGCGGAATGCCTGGCCGACTTCTCCTGCAACACCGAAAAGGCCCGGGACAAACTGCTGCAGGCGCTGGCTGCGGGGACCACCCCGAGCGCCGGTCCGGGGGCCATTCACCTTTATGCCGGTAACGGTAATCTGGTCGGTGATTCCATTCGCGCAGCGGTAATGACCCGCGCGGGCTATGCGCAGGCCGAGAAGGATAATGCTTACAACGGTTACACCCTGCGCGAACTGGCGCGCGCTTCTCTGGTCGATCGCGGCATCGGTATTTCCGGCGCTGGCACGGCACAGGCGATGGTCGGGCTGGCGTTCACCCACAGCAGTAGCGATTTCGGCAATATCCTGATGGATGTGGCGCACAAGGCGGCGCTGATGGGCTGGGATGAGGCTACAGAGTCGTTCGAACAGTGGACCCGCAAGGGCACGCTGACCGATTTCAAAACCGCGCACCGCGTCGGCCTGGAATCACTGGCATCGCTTCGCAAGGTCCGCGCCGGGGCGGAATATAAATATGTCACCATCAAGGATCGCGGTGAGCCGATTGCGCTGGCGACCTACGGCGAACTCTTCAGCATCGACCGCCAGACCATCATCAACGATGACCTGGACATGCTGACCCGTATCCCACAGGCAATGGGGCTGGCTGCGCGTGCCACCGTGGGCGATCTGGTGTGGGCTGTTTTGACCAGTAACCCCAAAATGTCGGACGGTAAGCCGCTGTTCCACGCTGACCACGGCAACCTGGTCTCCGCCGACCTGAGTATCGAAGGCCTGGATACGGCGCGTAAGGCGATGCTGCTGCAAAAATCTGGCGATCGCCGTCTGAATATTCGCCCGGCCTACATGCTGACGCCAGTGGCTATCGAGTCCCGGGCTAACCAGCTCATCAAATCGGCAAGCGTACCAGGTGCAGATGCCAACAGCGGTATCGTGAACCCGATCCAGAACTTTGTGACGGTGGCCTCTGAGGCTCGTCTGGATGACAGCAGCCCGACCGATTACTACCTTACCGCTGCGCAGGGACGCGACACTATCGAAGTGGCGTATCTGGACGGTATCGATACGCCGTATCTGGAGCAGCAGCAGGGCTTCACCGTTGACGGTGCCGCGTTTAAGGTGCGCATCGATGCGGGCGTGGCTCCGCTTGACTGGCGCGGCATGGTTAAAGTCACCAAAAAATAACGACCGTCATCTGACGGTTTTTTTATACCCGGGGTGGTGCTGACCGCCCCTTTTCTTTGCGGAGAATAACAATGGCGACAAATTATTATCAGGACGGCACCACGATGGACTGGAGCAACAGCACGGGTAAGGACGTGAAATCCGGCGATCCGGTGGCGGTCGGGCAGTTTATGGGCGTGGCACACGGGGATATCCCGGATGGCGGGGAAGGCGTTCTGCATACCACGGGGGTCTTTGTGCTGCCTAAAGTGGCGGACGAAACCTGGCCGCGTGGCACAAAACTGTATCTGAACGACGCCGGACTTCTGACGGCGGTGAAACCTGCTGACGATGCGCTGGTGGTGGCGGGCACGGCGTGGATCACCAACAACCCGGGCGAAACCGAAACCCGCGTGCGCCTGGGGTTCTGATGAACCGCTTTCGTCAACGCCTGTTAAACGCGGATGCCCGGATCTCCCGGGCATTTGCCGAAGAGGTGCCTGCCGTCCTGTCCATCGACGCTGAGTTGCGTCCTGTTACCGTGATTTTCGAGACGCCTGATGCCCCGGTTGACGTGCCCGGCGGGGGGCAAATTCAGGATCGGGCCCCGGCCTTCAGCGCGATGACCGCCGATATCGCGGGGCTTGAGAAGCACCACGGTGTGGATATTAACGGCACGGCTTACCGCGTAACGCACGTTGGTGCCGATGAAGAAGGGCGGACCCGCGTCACCCTGGCGTATGGTACGCCGGGCAAACCGCAGCCGGAAATCAACAAGTGGAGCTGATATGGCGCGTGAATCCAGACTGCGACGGGATTTACCCGTCGATATCGATGTGGAGGCCATCTGGCGGATTGCGGAGCACATCGGAGCCACCCATAAGCAGTTTCGGGCGGCGTATTCCCGCGCGCTGAAACGCACCGCCGCCACGCTGCGTAAGAAAGCGGTTGCTGACATGAAGGACGGTCTGGCGCCGCGCAGTCTGGATATGGTGCGCCGGCGCTTGCTTTCCTTTCGCCTCGATCGTAGTTCTCAGTCTCAGCTGGATAACTTTCGTCTCTGGTTTGGTCTCAATGCCATCAAGGTAAAAGACCTGAAAGGCCGGATTAGCGGGAGGTTGAGGCCTCACCATACCCGGCGGGATAAATCCACCGGACGGTTTATTAAGGCGCGGCGCCAGGCAGAAAACGCCGGATTCACCCCAAAGGGCAGCCTGCTTTCCCCGCGCACGTTTGAAAACGGGGAAGTGGCGCGCTCCCGCCGTGAAAACCGGCGGACGGTGGTTATTCGCGATCCGGATACCCGGCGGACCCGCGAAGCGGAAGTCGATATTTATGAGCCGATGCTGAACTACATCGAGGATAACGCCTTTGCCGAGGCGATGAAGATTTTCATGCATCACTTTGAAACCGATCTGCGCGGGCGCGTGAAAGCCCGTATTTCTGTCTGAGGTTAACCATGGCCGAGCCATTGCTGCTGGGGCAGTATCACGATGCTGTCACCGGCGCACTGAAAAAAATTGACTGGGTGCGCGACGCCGATGCCTATCCGGAAAAAAATGTGCCGCGTTTTACCGGGCTGACAACGCCGGCGGTGTATTTATCCATTAACGGTTGGGAGCAGGGCGGAGGCAACGAGGGGCAGCTCAATGTCACCCTGTCCTGCGATTTGTTCGTGGTGGTGGATGCGGCCGGCGCGGGCGTCAGCCGGCCCGAAATTTTCCTGCGCACGGCGGCCGCAGATATCACCCAGTGGATTGATGGTCAGCTGTTCGGCCTGAGCAGTCTGGAGCCTGCCGTGTTTATCGATGCGTCACGCGATGAGTTTGATCCGCGCATGGATGATTACCTGGTCTGGCGTATTTCCTTCACACAGTCCGCGGCTTTTGGTTCGGATCCGTTTGCTCAGACCAATCCCCCGCTGAATGCCGTCTGGCTCGGTAATGCACCGGATATTGGCCGGGCGCATGTCGACGATTATCAGCTGATTTACGAGGCGAAACCCGATGAGTGATATTGAGGGCGATTTACAGCGCCGCCTGGCGAATATCGTCCGGCGCGGAGTTATTCATTCCGTTAAGCATGACGGTATACCGAAATGCCGCGTGGATCTGGGCGACATCACCACCACATGGCTGCCGCTCTGCCAGGGCTTTTCGGGTACTAACCGGGCTGACTCCAATCCGTATGCGATCGGGGATGCGGTCACGGTACTGTCGGAGGCGGGCGAGCTGAATAATGGCCGGGTGTTTCCCGGCTGGAATACCGGCGGTCTGCCGGTGCCGGAGGGCAGCGACAGCGAGCATATCACCCGCTACGGCGACGGTACCGAGATCCGCTATGACCGTGCCGCGCATGCCCTGACCATCACCCTGGCGGAGGGCGGGACCTACAAAATCATCGGGAAAGGTACGCTGGACGGTCCGGTGGAAATTACCGATACCCTGACCGTACAGGGGAAAACGCAGATAAACGCCGACACGAACGTGGCTGGAAATATCGGAGCAACCCAGGAGATTTCGGACGGTACCGGGAAAATGAGCGGGATCCGCGAAACTTACAACGGCCATAACCATAAAGAAAATGGTGACGGCGGTGGTACCACGAATCCCCCCAATCAGAAAATGTGACCTGCTTCAGCAGGTTTTTTTATGCCTGGAGAAAATAAATGGCGAATTTACATGGTGTGGAAACGATCGAGCTGACATCCGGTACGGTCGCGGTCATGACGATCCAGACGGCCATTATCGGCCTGGTGGGTACTGCGCCTGATGCCTCTGCCGGTACGTCAGCCAGTGTCAGCACAGGAACCCCCATTCTGGATAACGTTGTGGATTTTGCTGCGAAAATCACCGGCAGGGCAGGCAACGTGGTGGTGGTTGAGGCGGTAGCCGGTATTCCCGATGCGGAAAATCCTGCGGAGGTGGAGACTTCCGCCGTCTGGGATGCGGCAGCTTTAACGCTGACCATCACGCTTGGCTGCGATGAAGCCGGGAAGCTGACGGCAACCCCTTCAGCCGTTGTTGCAGCGGTGAGCGCGGTGGCAGACGTGAAAGTGACCGCAGCGGGCAGCGGTAGCGGTATTGTCTCAGCGTTCAGGCAGCAGCTTGAAGGCGGTGAGGATGAGCCGTTCCCGCTGAATACGCCCGTTGCGATTGTCGGTACCACGATGCTTTCCCGTCTCGGTGATAAAGGCACGCTGAAACAGGCGCTCACCGAAATCAATGACCAGCGAAATGCCCTGACGGTGGTGGTGCGTGTGGCGGAAGAAACCGATGAAGCGAAGATTCGCGCGGCGGTGCTGGCCGGAATTGGGGCGCTGTCGTCAGCGAAATCCGTGACGACGTACCAGCCCCGAATCGTGATTGCGCCGGGATTCAGTGAGGATGATGCGGTGGGCAAGGCGCTGGAAACCGTTGCCGGCAAGCTGCGGGCGGTGGCGTATGTTGACTGTGAATCCGGTGCCACGCTGCAGGAGGTTGTGCAACGTCGTCAGTCTTACGGTACCCGCACCGAGCTGCTGCGCCCGCGTGTTCAGGTCAGCAACGCCGACGGCCAGCTGATCTATCGTCCGTATTCTGCCTTTGCGGCAGGGCTGCGCGCCCGTATCGACTTTGAGAAGGGCTGGTGGTGGAGCAAATCCAACCAGGACATCAACAATATCCTCGGGGTGGAGCAAATCGACGAGTTCATTCTCGGCGATGAAAACTGCGATGCGAACCTGCTTAACATGCAGAACGTTTCCACCATCATCCGCCGGGCCGGGTTTAAGCACTGGGGCAACCGTCTGTGCGGGACCGATCCGCAGTGGCGCTTCGAATCGGTTCGCCGCACCGCTGACGTCATTGAGGACAGTATTCAGGAAACGATGCTGGAATACGTTGACCGTCCCCTGGACCGGGAGAACGCCGACGACATTATCGGCACCATCAATGCCTACATGCGCCAGCTGGTCGGACTCGGCGCCATTTTCGGCGGTCGCGCCTGGCTGGATGAAGAGCTTAACACCGCTGAGAGCATGGCGGCGGGCGTGCTGTACATCAACTATGACTTTGGTCCGAAATCGCCGACTGAGCTTATCAGCCTGCGCGTCCGGGTGAATAACAACTATGCGCTTGAGGAGATGCTGGCAGCATGAGCGAAAAAAACACACTACGCGTATGGACCTTCTTCCGGCAGGGGGTCCGCATTCAGGGGGCGCATGAATTCACACCGCCGACACTGTCCATTGTCAAAACCGACCTGCGCACCGGCGCGCAGGACGCACCCACACCCGTGGATGACGGCATGGAGGCGCTGACCTGCCAGCTGAAATTCTACGGCGTGGATACGGACATGCTGACCGCCTTTGGTTTTGTCAGCGGCAGCCGCCCGCGCTTTACGGCGTATCAGGGCTATCTGGCGAACGGTACCGCGCTGGGCACAATCGAGGAGATCGAAGGCTTTGTACAGACCGTTACGCCGGATGCACGGGGCAAGGACAGTCTGTCTGAAAACGCCATCACGGTGGAGATCGCGGTGAGCTATTACCGCCAGACCAAAGACGACCGGGAACTCTTTGCCATCGATACCGAGCGCTTCGCGCGCCGGGTGAATGGCGTGGATGTCCTGTCCGGCCTGGCGGCTAAAGTCCGCCTCTGAGTCTTTCTTCCTTTATATAACTCTGTAACGGCCTGCGGGCCGTTTTTTTATGGAGATAAACATGTCTTTTCCTGGTGAAACCCGCGTTATCAAACTGTATTCCCCCGTCACACTTGAAAATGGCAGTGCGCTCAATCAGGTGACGCTGCGTGAGCCGCTGGTGCGTGACCGCATCGCCTTTTCCAAAGACCGCGGCAGTGAAGAAGAAAAAGAAGCACGCATGATTGCGCTGCTGTGCAACCTCAGCGAGCAGGATATCTGGCAGCTGACGGCGGCGGATTATGCGCAGCTGCTGGACGCGTTTAATGTTTTTATGCTCCCGCCCGGGAAGCGACCGAAAGAGGACTGATCCGGGCGATGCGTTTTCTGGGGCGGCGCCTGCATTTTCCCATGACGGAATACCTGGATATGCCGTTCAGCGTGTTTTCTGATTTTCTCACCGACGAAGTGGAGGCGGTAAACCGTGGCCGGATTAAGCCAGAACCTTAAGGCCGTCATTACCTTTGGCGGCAGTATCGACAGCTCCTGGAATCGTTCAGCGAACGGTCTGCAAAAGAGCCTGAAGGACGTCGGGAAGCAGTCAGAAAAGCTGACGAAAGACCAGACTAAGCTGGCGGCAGAGATTAAGCGCGCAAAGCTGGCAGGACAGAGCCTGGGCGACCTTAAACGGCGTTACAGCGACGTATCCCGTGAAATCCGCAAAACGGAGGCCGAGCAGCAGAAGCTGAATCAGCAGATGCAGAAGGCGCAGCGACTGGCAGCATTTAAGGGGGCAGGGAAGGGGTTGTTTCGCCGTGGGCTCGGTATGGCCGGAAAGCTGGGCGGGATGGTGGCGCCCGGGCTGGCGATTGGCGGTGGTGGTGTGGTGGCTTCCGCCCTGGGTGCCCTGATTGCTCCGGCGGCCACCAACGAAGAAACGGCCCGACGCGCTGGCGTGGCAAAAAGCTATGGCGTCGATATCCCGACGTTTGATGCCTGGGACACCCTCGCGAAACAGTACGACATGAATGGGGAGAACATCGGCGATCTGTTTGAGGAGTATCTGCATAAGTCGGGGGAGTACAAGCAGAACGGCAAGCAGGGTTCTCTGCAGGATGCGTTTGAAACGCTGGGTTTTAAGGCGGGTGATCTTGCCGGGCTCAGCGATATGGCGCAGTTCGAAAAAATTGTTGAGCGTGCGCTCAGCCTGCAGGATGAGTCGAAAGCCTCCTTTGCACTGGATTCGCTGTTTGGCGGTGAGGCCAGCAAACTGCTGATGCTGCTCAAGCAGTCCGGCAAAAGTTACCGTGACCTGATGGATGAACAGCGGCGCTATAACCTCGTCACGAAAGAGGGCGCCGAAGGGGCGATGGCGGGCAACCGCGCCGTCACGAACCTGCGCACCGTCTTCACCTCCGCTCTGGCGGAAATCTCCGGTCAGCTGGGTAACGAGCTGGCACCGGATATCCGCCGTCTGACGGACGATATGGCGGAGTGGTTTAAGGGCGGCGGGATCAAACGTATCGTCAGCTTCCTGCGCAATGACCTTTATCCCGGCGTGCTGCATTTCGGGCAGGGGATTGTTTTCGTCGGAAAGGTGGCGTTCGCGCTGGCAAAAAAACTGTCCTGGCTGCTGCCGGATGAACGAAGCGATCAGCGGGATGTACTGAAAACTCTGGCCATGAATGGGCTGGAGATGGCTCGATTCAGGGCGAACCAGAATGGGCAGGGAGAATGGTTTGAACAGCAGCTGAAAGATAACCCGTCGATGCCTGAAGAGGTAAAAAAATCTTACGCCGCGACAGGTACATTTATCCGCGATAGCGATGACGAAACGTTTAACGAAACTCTGGATAAATACCTGCCGCCGGAGAATAACGGTGGGCTGTTCGATCCAGACGGTTTTATGAAGCTGGCACAGCAGCAGCCTGTCACGCCCGGTACCGGCCCGACGGTATGGGATAATTACCCCCGGACCCTGCTGGCACCATTACCGCCAGAAACATCCCCGCAGGTGTTTCCGGGTATAACGGAGCAGGATACACGCCGGCAGACTGCAGTACCGCGTACCGTTCCGCTTTCCGGCAATGCTGACGACGGCCGGGGGAATGCCGGCACGGATGCGGAAGGTCGCTGGGATATGTTGTTGCAGAAACTGGATGCAGCAGACACCGCACCCGTGCCCCGGCAACTGGCAGACAACCGCCGGTTCGAATACCGGTTTGAAATTCATGGCGCACCGGGGCAGGACGAGCGGGGGATTGCTGATGAGGTGGAGGCTGTGACGAAAAGCAGCCCGGCTTTTACGGGTGACAGCAGCATGCTGGACGGAGGGCAAATCTGGTGAGTGAAATTATTCCGGTCTTCGAAGACTTCGGGCAGGCAGGGGCCAGCGCGGCGCGTGGAGCACAGGCTGCCCGGGTGATGATGATGCTGGGCGACTTTGCCTTTTCCATAGACACCACGGCTTACAACCAGCTGACCCGTGAGGCCAGCTGGCGATGGAGCGAGCAGGAGCGGATCGGCAAACAGGACCTGTTGCAGTATACCGGCAAGCCCGGGCGCACCGTCCGGCTTGAGGGGGAGTCGCATGCGTTCTTTCGTAAGGGGGTGGATGCCGTTAACGATCTCTACGATCTTGCAGACCAGAACAAGCCGCAGCAACTGGTCAGCGGTGAAGGGGATGTGCTGGGTTGGTGGGTGGTGATCGACTTTTCCGACACGACCAGTCGATTCCTGCCTGGCGGCGGCCACCGTAATAAAAACTGGACGATGACGCTGAAACATTATGCAGACGATATATCAAACCCGTGACGGTGACGTGCTGGATGCTGTCTGCGCGACGCATTACGGCACGGAAAACCTTTCTTATATTGTGACGCAGGTACTCGAAGCGAATCCGGGGCTGGCCAATGTCGGTGCTGTTTATCCGTCAGGCCTGTTTATCACCCTGCCGGATCTGGCTCCGCCGGTTGAGGATTCTGCGTTCAGCCTGTGGGATTAAAATGACTGAACAGAGTGTTAAACCCGAATATGCTCCCGCTTTCAGCGTCAGCGCGGAGGGAAAAGATATTACCCGCGCGCTGCAGCAAAGCCTGGCAGAGCTAACGCTGACCGATTACGGCGGCGCCACGGCAAAAGCGGATGAGCTGAAAATCACGCTGCTGTCGGAAACGCTTCCTTTACCGACAAAAGGCGCACGGATACGTGTGGCTCTGGGCTTTAACGACCAGCTGGTGGATAAGGGCTGGTTCGTGGTGTCCGGCGTGGGCAGCAGCGGCCCGCCACGTCGTATCGAGATTTATGCCACCGCCGCGCCCATGAACGCACAGAAACAGCCCGGTGATGTGCTCAGCCAGAAGACTCGAAGCTGGGATAATCTGCGACTGGCGGATCTGGTCAAAACTGTGGCCACTGAAAACGGTCTGGTACCGAAAGTGGCCGCAGAGCTCGCCGATATCCATATCGATCACGTTGATCAGGTGGCAGAATCCGACGCCAATTTGCTGACCCGCCTTGCCCGCACATGGAACGCCGTCAGCAAGCCGTCGGGCGGTTACTGGCTGTTTCTGCGTCAGGGAGCCACAGCGAAAGCCTCCGGTGGTCAGACAGGCGCACTGGTCATCACACCTGAAGAGGTCTCCAGCTGGTCATACAATGAAGGCGAGCGGGGGAGTTCGACGGGCAAGGCGACCGGCAGCAGCGGTAAGTCATCGGGCAAAATCGGCGTGCGTTATTACGATGAGGCTGACGGCAAGACCAAAACCACCTCAGTTGACCATGACGGCCCCTCTATGGCTAATCCGTATACCCAGCCGGTAAAGGCCACCGCCGACCAGCAGGCCAAAGCGAAAAAAACGCAGGCCCGCCGCAATGAGCAGAAAATGACGGTAACCGGCCCCTGCCGACCGAAACATGTTCCCCTCACGGCAGAATCCGGCGTTTCCACATCCGGTTTTGGCGAGCGGGAAGATCGTGCCTGGGTGGTGGAGTCACTGGTGTTTTCCCTGACTCCCGCCGGGTTCAGCTACGCATACAACCTGGTGGTTGATATTCGCAAAGCTGCGAAATCCTCAAAAAAATCCGGCAGCAAGGAAAAGACCGGCCCGGATTACTTCGGCTAATCCTCAGCCATCCGACAAACAGATACGGAAAATACTATGAACGGTGTAAACAGCCGGACCGGGAAACGCTTGTCCGGTAGCGATCATTTGCGCCAGTCCATCAGCGATATTCTCTCCACGCCCGTCGGCAGCCGTGTGCTGGTTCGTGATTATGGCAGTGACCTGTTTTCGCTGGTGGATAACCCCCGCGACGACCTGACCAGGCTTCGCATTATCGCCGCGACCGCCTCGGCGCTGTCGCGCTGGGAACCCCGGCTGAAGGTCACGCGCGTTGTCGTTTCTTTCCCGGCTGATGAAACGGGATGTGTGGTGGATATCGAAGGGATTAACAAAGAGAACAATCTTCCTGTCAGCACCGGAGGCATACCGATTTATGGCAAACAGCTATGACGTAATTAACCTGTCCGCTCTGGCGGTACCGGATGCCCTCGTGGTACCGGATGCCGCGGACATTTTTACCCGCTGGCTGGCGCGCCTGCGCGAACTGGATCCGGAATTTGATGCGCTGGTGGAATCTGACCCGGCGTATAAACAAGGCGAAATCAACGCCTACCAGCTCACCCTGGCGTTTCAGCGGGTTAATGACGCGGTACGCGCAGTTTTCCTCGCCAGTGCCAGAGGCTCGGATCTCGATCAGTTAGGTGCGGGTTTTAATGTTTCCCGCCTGGTGATTAAACCCGGCGATCCGGAAGCGGTTCCCCCCGTAGATTCTGTCTATGAAGACGATGACGCTTTTCGTGAGCGTATACAGCTTTCGTGGGCGCAGCTGAATACGGCCGGCGCGCGTAACGCATACCGCTTTCATGCCAAATCAGCGGATAACGATGTACTGGATGCGGATGCCTACGGGCCTGAGACACATAACCGCCCCGGCGAGGTGGATGTGTACGTGCTCTCGCGCACCGGGAACGGTCAGGCAGGACTCATTCTTATTGAAACCGTCATGAACACACTGAGCGCGGATGAAGTCAGGCCGCTAACCGATTTTGTCAGCGTGAAAAGTGCCACCATCGCCAGTTATGCCGTTACGGCGGAGCTTGATATTCCTGACGGGCCGGATGCGCAGACGGTGCGGGAAAACGCCATCAGCACGCTGACGAGCTATACCCAGCTCTCCCACCGCATTAATGCCATCGTACCGCTTTCCGCGATTTACTCTGCGCTTCAGCAACCCGGTGTGGCCCGGGTCAGGTTGATCAGCCCGACGGCAGATCTGGAAGCCGTGGCGGGCCAGGCGCCCTGGTGCAGCGCGATAAAGGTCACACGTAAAGGGGGCGCCAGTGGATAAATTTCGCTCCCTTCTTCCTCCCTCAGCCATTCACCCGGAACGGGCTCTGGAGCAGGCCAGTACAGAGCAGATTGTTGCGCTGGATACTGACATGGTGCGTAAGGCGAAAAATCCTGACACCTGTCCGGCTCATCTTCTGCCCTGGCTGGCCTGGGAATTTGCAGTGGATTCGTGGGAGGACGCCTGGACGGAGGAAGAAAAACGGCAGGTGATTAAGGATGCCGCTTACGTGCATCAGCATCGCGGTACGGCCGGTGCGGTTCGCCGGTCGCTGAGTGCCGTCAGTCTGCCGACCACCGTCGTGGAATGGTGGGAAGATGAACCGCGCAAAGACCCCTATACCTTCCGCGTGGAGGTCTACAGCCTGCATACCGTTGATGAGGCGCTGTACCAGCGCATACGGCGTCAGGTGGATAAAGCCAAAAACCTTCGCAGCATGCTGACCACCATCGATGTGATCGCCGATCTGGGTGCGAAGGGAACCTATTTTACCGGCGGCGCCGTTACCGCCTGGATTGACGTTGTTATTGAGGCAGGAGTTTAGCCATGGCTGAAAAGTATTACAGCATTCTGACCAACAAGGGCAAAGAGCTGGAGGCGCAGTCCTCTGCGACCGGGAAGCCCGTCATTATTAAAGATTTTGTGGTGGGTGACGGGAACGGGCAGGCCGTCAGGCCGGATCCGGCACAGACGAAACTGGTACGTGAAGTGTATCGCAACGCCATTTCTGCACTGCAGGTTTCGCCAGACCAGGCGAACCAGTTTATCGCGCAACTGGTCTTGCCGGTCGATGTTGGCGGGTTCGTTGTCAGGGAAGTGGGCCTGCTGACCGATGCTGGGGAGCTTTATTCCGTTGCGAACTGTGCCGCCATAGAGAAGCCGGAAAACGGGGTTAGTGTGAGCCTGCAGTACCGCCTTGCGGTATCGGAGACGGCAAATGTTGAATTAAAAGTTGCGACCGGCGATGGTCTGTTCCTGAGGATCGATAAAAATCTGTCTGAAATCGCGGCGAAAGGCGAGGCTGCACAAAAAAGCTCGCGTGAAGCTATTGGCGTTCTGGATGCCACAATTGGGCGTAAAGGTCTTGTCCAGCTCAGTAGCGCGACTGACAGCACCTCAGAAGCGATTGCGGCCACACCAAAGGCAATAAAGACCGTTAATGATGACCTGACCAAAGTTAAGGAGAGCCTCGGAACGGCGGCAAAAGCAGATGTCGTCACGTCGATGACAGACACGACAACCGGGCGAGTACCGGTGACGGGCTGGCACGGGCTGGGAGGTGTGGCACCCCGCACGCCTGCCGTAGCGAGTAACAATTACGACAATATCCCGACGGATTTACCTTCCGGTTTCTGGACGCATGCTGTTAGCGGTGGACCTTACGCCTATACCTTTACGCTTTATCAGGATGGTGGGGCGGTAAAGCAAAGTCGTCACCTGATTATTCCATCCGATCCAAAAGGAAAAATCGCGTTTCGATGGGATGGCGCAACGGGGACGGGTAGCAAGGATTATCAGTATTTTTATACCGATAAGAATAAGCCATCAGCGGCGGATGTTGACGCCGTTTCATCATCGCAGGGCGGGACATTCCAGAAAGGCATAGCTGTTAAAGGCAATGGCGCAGCGGTAGCGCTGTGGCCGCTTGCTGCTGGTCAGTCAACTTATCTTCTGGGCAAGGATTACAACGGGGATAACGTATTTTATGTGGGGCGGGGAGGCGCAAATTATCATGTTTCGCTTTTTAACTATAAGGGCGGAACTGGATTAGTTTTGGGTGAAGATGGTTCTATTTCTGTAACCACAGCCAATGGCAGGGCCGTTAATTTGAGTGGCCCCATGAAAGCCACGGGTGAAATGCAAAGCTCAAGCGCTAATAGTTTCCGAATAGCTTACGGGAGTTACGGCACATTCTGGCGAAACGATGGCAACAGACTTTATCTGATGATGACAAACTCCGGTGATCAGTTCGGAGGCTATAACAACCTACGTCCATTTTACGTCGATATCTCTACCGGCGCAGTCACTATGGGGCATGGTCTTGCCGTGAATGGTGGAATCACTGGTAGCGGGAGATTTGTTCCGTCAGATTACGGTAACTTTGATTCACGTTATTACACGAAAGCGCAATCTGATGCGGGTTATATGGCTAAAACCGGAGCTTATACCAAAGCCGAAAGCGACGGGCGCTATCCGCTAAAAACAGCAACGGTGATCGATGTTCGTCAGGGAAGTCCTGGAACGATTGTACTGAAACGTAATGGCTGGAATTACGTTCCGGGCGGGTGTGCGTTTACGGGCTGGTATGTTGAAGGGGATGCGCCTGTGGATGACACCATCCAGTACAAGCCGATCCAAATTAATATTAATGGCGCGTGGCGCACTATTTCGGGGTAATTATGCAATTAAAACAACTTTCATTTTACGAGCCTGAAATTAAAGAAGCTGAAAATATTCTTTATCTGAAAGATGAAGATGGTAATGACTGGTATGCAAGCCAGGAAAAATTCTCGGCGGTGAAACTCAAAATTGCGTTTACCGCTGATGGCATTATCAGAACGGCAGATTATGACGTTTCTGCGTTGTGGCCTGTGAATATGGCCGTGGCTGAAGTAGCTAAAAAATCCGTACCGAAAGGTTTCAACATTGACGGCGAATGGATGTATGACGGGGAGAAAATCGTCCCTGCGCCAGTTGATCACGTGGCGCTAGCCGAAGCTAGAAAGCTGGGACTGTTACAACTGGCCGCGCAATCTGTCGCGCCCCTTGCTGATGCGGTTGAATTAGGGATTGCCACCAAAGAAGAGATCGCCTTACTGAAGGCGTGGAAAACATACCGCGTGGCGCTTAACAGGGTTGATGTTGGCGTTGATGCGCCTGAATGGCCAGCATTGCCCGCATAAAGTAAAAGGGGCATCATTGCCCCTTATTTTTTCTGCTCTTCATATAGCGGCGCAACACGCGCCAGATATCCAATGTCAACACCAACAACGCGCCGAACGTGCAAACAACAATGATTATGGCAAAGATAAATTCAGCGTGCGGGTTACCCTTCCACATGGCTTATGACTTCCCATGACAGATTTAAAAAGCGCCCTGCCTGTCCTTTTTCAAACCCAGTGTCGATGTCATAAGGCCAGGGGAAATCTGAACGCATAAAAACGTGAAGTCCTTCACCGGGGCTGTAACGCTTTTGAACTTTGTTTAATTGCTTGCACAAACCGGCTGTGATGCTTTCAGGCTTGCGACACAAGACAACAACATCACCTGTGGCATGGTGCGCCCCAATGGCCATGACAAAAGGCTCTGAATGGTGTTTGAAGTTGGTAACGCGGATGGATGTTGCTGCAGGGTCAGTAATGTCTTCTGTGTTGCCCTCGTTAACGAGAATGACCTCATAAAGCCCCATTGCAGCAGGGTTGGACATTAATGACTTTGCGGCATCCCTGTTGGCGGCGCTGTACGTGGCCACAAGACTGACTTTCTTGTTTTTCATGTTGATTTCATTCTCTTAAAAATTGACGCAATAAGAGCATGGGTAATTGACTTAACTCAAATTGGTTTTGTTGATCAATTGCGGCCAATCGATCGCTGAAAACGATCAATGTAATGTAGACTCAAAACACCTTAACTATCATTGGGTTTCTAAAAGTTTCCTAATATGCCCATGAAGTATTCTCACGTCTCGATTACTTTATGCACACAGTTATTTTTAAGGGGGAATTATGCTACGCACAGCAGACATCCATGCCGCTTTTGTAGCGGTAATACAACTAAATCCGAAAGAATACCGATTTCTACAAACAAATTTATTCATCACGAAATTGCGTGAAATCAACTGGCACTTTAGTCAGGCAGATGCAAATGCCTGGATTGAGCGGTACCAGCCCGATTTCGCGGATAAAACTACCGATGGTAGCGAGAACCGTTACTGGGTCTTGCGCATTATGGGGAGGGTTCATTAGTGAGCTTTCCATCACCAGCGATCGATTATATTGAGCGCCAGCTCTCACCAGTCGTTCTCTGCAACATAGGGCAGGAGAGCAGCATGAGCCTTCGCGGTTACTGCCACGATAATGTGGTTGCAGCTAGCTTTTTCCTGTTGTTGAAACGCGAACGGATAAAGAAAAAGATCTACGGGACGCGGGAAAAAGCCCACAGCGATATTTTTGATTACATCGAAATGTTTTATAACAGTAAGCGTCGGCATGGTTCTAGCAATCAGATGTCACCGACACAATATGAAAACCATTATTATCAACGGCTTGGAAGTGTCTAG